TTCTTCTCGAAGTTCATTGATGTATTCAATCAAGTGCGGAAACCGCTCACCTTTTAACAGCACACTAGCCTGGACGTTTGCGGAATCTGCCGCATAACCAGCTTGCCGGGCGCATTCAGCATTTGAGTGTCTGCCGTCAACAAACAACCTGGCGAATTCTTTTTGTCTTTGGGTTAGCTTCCTGCCGGATGCTTCTTCGATGTCACGAGCTCGTGATTCAATAGTCTTGCGAGTAGCCAATTCGTTCCTCCAGCTAAATGTGTTTATATAGGGGTCAAAATATATTTTTGCACTGAAAAAAGCAAATCCATGCGCGCGCTGGTCGGAAACTCGTTATTTGTCGCACTCTTCTGGGACGGTACAGATACCCTTGGGACGAGCCTTGGGACGAGGTCCGTGGACCTATGTCATTGTTTTATGTACCTTTTACCTAAAAAAAATACACACCGTCCCACTTTCGCACTTTTTTTGCCCCAAAAAAACTTTTTGAAACACGAAAAATATATTTGCCCCCCTATATAGGACAAACAATAAAAAAGTTTGCACATTTCCCATGATTCATGCTATACTTAAATCTCATTAAACAAATGTTAAAGGAATTAGAAATGGGATTACACGCAAATATTTATCGAGATGTTACAAGCAACACAACAAGCACTATCAAAGGATATTGTTTAACAAACGTCGAGGGTCCTTGTGACCCGTGCGAAGACTATCCCGCTGCGAAGCTGGAAAACCACGTTCGTGGAGCAGTAAGAATTGTCCCAGAAAAATTAGAAAACAAGTGGACCATGATGGGTGGCAACTACGCTGGAACGTGTGACAGCCGTTTTAGTAGAAAGATTGAATCGTTGCTTGGGCATGATTTCTATGGCGCAGTTGCTATTCACGACAGAGTCGAAGATTAAAAAACAATCAATCGGGGGCGTATGCCCCCTCAACCAGAAAGGAGAAAGATTGATGGAGATAATTAACTCAAGGGATTTAAATACTAACGGTACGCACTTTTTACAATCAGTTCGTGCCACGTACTGGGAGCTGGTCGAAGCTTTCGGTCATCCCACTTATGCTGACCCAAAATATCTTGACGACAAATTAAATGTCGAGTGGGTTCTGGAAATAGACGGTGTTGTCGCGACAATTTACGATTGGAAAATAGGCACGAAAGAATATTCTGAAAATACCCTTTGGAATATCGGCGGTCACGGTCAACGTGTTGCCTCAAAAATTATCGATATCCTAGAAAAACGCGAGGTGGCATAATGAGTAAACTAACGCATTCAAATCCGTACAGCCAAGACTGCTTGACTGACGAGCAAATTGAAAGGGGAAATATCGTGATTGAACCAAACTCTGAACTGCAATACGAGTACGAAGCTTTGCTGAAAAAATGCAGAAGCTTCTACGCCTCATACGACGAAGTGCCATTGCCTATGCAACGTGAGCTGTGTTTGCTGTTTGTGGCAAAAGATAAAGAAGAGTGGGAGGCATTCTTGTTTGAGCCCACGGACCTTGGTCCATTAGCCATCGACTTCGTGCTTGGTGATGAGAACCAAGAAAAGCTTCGAGCGGCGATGCGTGACAATCTGATGGAATATGCAGAAGAGCGTGTCAAAGAGATTGTTGATCGTGGTAACCCGGAGCCTGCCAGCCCAAACATTCGATACATTCGACCCTGGGAGTTAGACGATTGAAGTCGTTAAGGTTACGGACCAAGATTGTCGAATGGCCGATGGATCATATTGACGAAGAGCCGTTGTACCAAGCGATTGTGTACGATGTGGAGTGCGAGGAGCTCTTGGAAGAATCGATCCAACAGATCATGGATGATGAGATGTTATCAGAAGACTTCCAAGACAAGCACGTATTCATTTGTTTGGGGGAGGCGGCGGATAGTTATGATGAGGCTGGGCAGAACCTGAGATCACTTTTGAAGAGAATTATTAATAACTTAAAGAAGAGGGTATAGAGCAATGACCAATGACGATTACAAATTATTTCAAGAAGCCATTTTAGATCAAACTTTAGATTTAAGTTTGTGGCAGTTCCATCAACTGATGAAATTGTTTGAGAACAACGACAAAAGTTTTAAGAGGCATGAGTTCATCAAGCCACTGTTCGCGGAGACAGCGAAACAAAAGACGGCTAATCTTCGTCTGGTGTAAAGGGGTAGAGAAAAACCGGTTACATTAAAGTCCATGTATTCAATAGCCTCCTCTTCATCCCACTCATTGTCATCGACCAACACATCCACGCACTTCCAGTAATCGTAGGCCAGGGCTCGAAAGCCGCCGCACTGCTCAACCACACCAACTAAAGCTTTTTCAAACCCATCGGCTTCTAACAAAGCATCCTCACTCATTATCAACCTCCAAAGGGTCCAAACCATCAATCTTAACCATTCTGCGATAAACTAAAGACTTCTCCCTGGCTTCCTTGACTGACAGTTCCGGCCATGGACCAAGGCCCATGTCTCGGCGTCTGCCGTCAATTTGATAGCGAAAGATCCAACTTCCAGCACCGCTCGCGGCGACCAACAAGTATAGGTTCTTACCAAAACGATAACGTCCCGGTCCTTCGATGCGCGGGTTCAATGGAGTATGTCCTTTAGGATTGATTCCTCTGCCTTGAGTAAATCATCAAAAGTAATACCCACCTTACCGGTTTGAATAGCCAGGGTCAGTGTCAGAATTCTTGAGACAAGATAGTTGTACTCATTGACTCCGAGCATCTGCGTACCGTACTCAGTAGCAAGACGCAGCACGGTGATCACGATATCTTTTTCGTCTAAGTCCGTTTCATCAACCAGCTCAGACAACTTCGTGTAAAAGTTAGCGATAGTGTAGGGTCTAGGATCTACTTCTTCATTCATATCTGACTCCTGAGCGACGCATACATCGTCACAATGTCGGTATCGTTTGGTGATTGCTCCGCCAAATCAACCAAGAAGGCAATTTGTTGCGCGGGGCTCCGGTGATTGCGCTCGGCCAAGTCCCAAAGCTTTTCCCAAGTTAGGAACGGCACGGCGACGCTTTTATATTTTTTAGTGTCTGGCATGATAATCTCCTTTATTGTAGCCAGTTTTCTAACTGTTCGCCCAAAACTTTCAGGCTGATATCCATCTTTGACTTCAACGCTTTTGTGATCTGCTCGTCGATGGAGTTACGGCAGACAAAATCTATGTAGGTAACGCACTGACCTTCCTGACCCATGCGATGGATGCGCGACTCGGATTGCATCCTGGAGGACAAATCAAACGAGTTCGCGTAGTAAATAACTGTCTGACTAGCGGTCAATGTGATCCCATAGCCACCGGTCACCGGGTTTGATACAAAGAACCGCGCTTTGCCTTCTTGAAAATCGTCAATCGCGGCAACTCGTGCATCATTGTCCGTGTCCCCATAATAACTAACTGCCGCTCCCAAGCCGTAAACCTTGTTCAATTCGCGCGTAATGTTCTGGATGTCGTATCGAAAGCGAGAGAAGATAACGATCTTGCCGCTGATCTCGGCACAACACGACAACAACTCATTGAGCCGGTTGTTCTTTATCTCTATCAACTCGCCGGAATCAGACTTGGTATGCCCGGACAACACTTGCTGCATACGAATAAGCTGGGTCATCACATTGTTGGTTGTCATGAACTCGGCGTCTTCTAAATGTGCCACACAGTAATCTTTTAACTCCATGTAGATACGTCCCTGGTCCTCGGTCAACTCGATATCGCGCGTGATGTAATTCTTAGGAGGCAAGTCCAAGCACTCTTCCTTGGTCACTCGTGAACTGAATCCCTTCAATGTTTCACTTAACTCGTCCAGGTTCCGGTACCCAACGACCATATTGAATGAATGGCCGCCCATGTTCTGTCGTTTGATGATGGCGTAATGATGTTGGAAATGATGGAACGACTTGCTGTACGCACCCAACAACTCATCGCCCAAAAACTTACACTGCGACCACAGGTCCATGGGCGATTGGGTCACGGGAAACCCGGACAGTATCCGCCGGTAGTGTGCAAGCTTGGCAAGTTTCAGCAGCGACTTAGTGCGCTT